TCTCACCTGGCGGTGGATTCTTACTATTCGGTGATAAGACAGGACTTGCAATTGCATCTGCATTTGACAGAATCAATGTACGTCGTCTGTTCTTAAATCTAGAGGCGAGAATCGAAATCGCTGCAAGAACTCAACTCTTTGAGTTCAACGATGAAATCACTAGAGCAAACTTCCGTAATATTGTTGAACCATTCCTTCGTGGAGTTCAATCAAAAAGAGGTTTATCTGACTTCGTTGTAATTTGTGATGAGTCAAACAACACACCTGATGTGATTGATGCGAATGAGTTTAAGGCTGATATCTTTATCAAACCAGCTCGTTCAATTAACTTCATCGGTCTTACATTCGTCGCGACAAGAACTGGAGTTTCATTCAGTGAAGTCATAGGACGAGTTTAATTAAGTCCATCTAAATAAACAAAGGAGTTAAAAAAGAAAATGGCAAACGTAGGTAGTTTTTCTGATAAGAGCATTATTGCTTTCAGAGATAGAATGGTTGGGGGCGGTGCTCGCTCCAACCTCTTTGAGGTGAATATCTCACTCCCAGCTGGAGTTGAAGATCCTTCAGGTCAGTATGATAGAGATATTAGATTCTTTACCAAGGCAGCTGAAATACCAGCTGCCAATGTTGGTAATATTCCAGTTCCTTTTAGAGGTCGTGTTCTTCCAATCGCAGGGGATCGCACATTTGATCCTTGGACAGTGACAATCATTAATGATCAGACTTTCAATCTCAGAGATGTGATGGAACAGTGGTCAAACAAAATTAATGATTTACAGTTCGCTGGTGGAGACATTAACCCAGCTGATTACCAAACAAAGGCTGAGGTATTCCAACTTGGTAGAAATGCTAAGAATAGTGGAAAGGACATGAGTGGTGGAGAACCAATTCCAGTTCTAAGACAATATAACTTTGAAGGAATTTATCCAAACGCTGTAAGTTCTATTCCTCTTGATTATGGTGCAACTGATCAGATTGAAGAGTTCCAAGTAACATTCAATTACATCTTCTGGACAGTTGAAGGTGGTGTGGGTTCATTACCATTTACACCAGCGGCAGCGAACACTGGAGCATTTGGTTGATTTTTATTACCGTTTAGGATATAATATAAATACCAGTAAAGGTATAATTATACAATGGCACAACTTTTTGGTTTCTCAATTGACGATTCGTACAAGAAACCGTCCAAGTCAGTAGTCTCTCCTGTTCCTCAAAACAATGAGGATGGGGCAGACTACTATTTGGCATCTGGGTTTTATGGGCAATATTTAGATGTTGAGGGCGTATTTAAAACAGAATATGATCTAGTTCGTAGATATCGTGAGATGGCTCTTCACCCAGAGGTAGACTCTGCTGTTGAAGATATCATCTGCGAAGCCATTGTTGCGGATCAAAATGATTCGCCTGTGCAAATTAATCTTGAAAATTTAAATCAAGGGCCTAAAGTTAAAGATATTATTCGTGCAGAGTTCCAATATATCAAAGAGATGTTGGATTTTGATAAGAAAGCACATGAGATATTTCGTAATTGGTATATAGATGGTAGAATTCATTATCATAAAGTTATAGATCTGGAAAAACCAGAGGAAGGAATTAAAGAACTTAGATATATTGATGCATTAAAGATAAAATATGTAAGAGAACAGAAGAAAAAAGGTGGTGCAAACGCAATACAATATGCAAACAACGCTAGACCAGGCTTAGATTCAGATCCAACATCAGCTGATTTTCCTGGCTTATCAGAATATTTTATATATACACCTAATTCATATCAAAAAAATCAATATGGATCTGTTGCAGTAAGTGGTCAACAGAAAGATGCGGTTAAAATTGCGAAAGATGCAATCGCATATTGCACATCAGGTTTAGTAGATCGTAATAAACATACAGTTTTATCATATATTCATAAGGCAATCAAGGCACTGAATCAATTAAGAATGATTGAGGATAGTCTTGTTATCTACAGATTGTCAAGAGCGCCAGAAAGAAGAATATTTTATATTGATGTTGGTAATTTACCAAAGGCAAAGGCGGAACAATATCTTCGTGAAGTTATGGCCAGATATCGTAATAAATTAACTTACGATGCATCAACTGGTGAGATTCGTGATGATAAAAAATATATGTCAATGATGGAAGATTTCTGGCTTCCTAGAAGAGAGGGTGGTCGTGGAACTGAAATTACCACATTGCCTGGCGGACAGAATCTTGGTGAACTTACAGATGTAGAATATTTCTTGAAGAAGCTTTTAAGAGCTTTACAAGTTCCTGAGTCAAGAATGGCTGATAATAGCAGCTTCAGTTTAGGACGTTCATCAGAGGTTTTAAGAGACGAACTTAAATTTAGTAAGTTTGTAGGAAGAATGAGAAAGAGATTTAGTAATCTTTTCCATGATATTTTAAGAACACAATTAATATTAAAGAATGTAATTACTCCCCAAGAGTGGGAACAAATGAGTGACCACATTCAATATGATTATCTTTATGATAATCATTTCGCTGAACTTAAAGATGCGGAACTTATGCAAGAGAGACTTGGATTATTGGCAACTGCTGATCCTTACATTGGTAAATATTATTCAATTGATTATATTCGTCGTAAGGTTTTACGTCAAACAGATTCTGAGATTGATGAACAGGATAAGATTATTAATGCTGAGAAACAAGCTGGTCTTATTTTACCCACCGAACAAGAAATGATGGTTGCTCAACAAATGCAAGAACTTAGTGGTGGTGGAACATCAAAACAAAATTTAGGAAAAGTACCTAAAGAACCAGATGTTAAAACAGACTCAACTGATGATCCAGAATCTCCAGGCACTCCAAATCTTAAAGGTGGCGAGATATAAATAAAACATAGGTATAAAGATTTTATCTCATGGATGAGTTAATGGATTTGATTATCGCGGATGAATCTCCGTCTGAAATCAGTGACAATATAAAAAATGCCCTTTTTGCAAAGGCGGGAGAAAGAGTTGATACTCTTAAACCCTACGTTGCTAATACAATGTTGGGATACGATGTTGATGATGAAACTGGAGAAACAATAGTTCCAGATGATTCTGAAGTTGAAGGCGCAGTTGGTGAACTTGATAATGATCTAGAAAACGAAGAGGAAGATTAATGGCACATCAACCAGTAGGCGACTCACAAACACTTACCACAGGAACGTCGTCAACAAGAGTTCAATTTACAGTTCAATCTGATACTCTTAGAGTTGTTCCTGTAACTCAAAATGTTCATGTGGCAATTGGTACAACTGCAACTGCTACAACGTCTGACTATTTTGTTCCAGCTGGAACATCTGCGACTTTAAATTTAGGTAGAGTAAGTTGTATAGGAGTTGCTGGAATATCAACAGGAACATCAACAACCTTAGAATTATCAGAGGGAATGGGTAATCCATTTAAAGTTGATGATGTGTTGACTGTTTCTGGTGTAACTGGTGTAACTGGATTTAATACAACTGGAAAAGTCGTTTCTATTCAAGAACAAAGAACTGTTAACTTTGCACAATACGGAGCAAAGGTAACAATAGATCATGATAGTAGAGGTCTTTTCGCTGGCGATGCAGTTTTAACAACTGCTCAAGCAAGAAGAACTTTAACAGTTGCTGCAAGAACTGATTCTGGAGCAGGAAAGTTATATGCACAACAAGTTCAAACTACAGGAATAGCCTGATGAAACTAATCACAGAAGAAATAGAACAGGTTGAAGTTATTGTTGAAGAACGCAACGGTAAGAAAAACCTCTATATTGAAGGTGTATTCCTTCAAGGTGAAATTAGAAATCGTAATGGAAGAATGTATCCAATGCAAACGTTAGCTCGTGAAGTAGGAAGATACAACGAAAACTTTGTTCAGAAAGGCAGAGCCCTTGGAGAGTTGGGTCATCCTGATGGCCCGACTGTCAATCTTGACAGAGTATCTCATAAAATTACATCCCTCACAGAGAGTGGAAATAATTTTATAGGTAAAGCAAAGATTCTTAGCACACCAATGGGTAAGATCGCATCTAATTTATTAGGTGAGGGTGTTAAACTTGGTGTTTCATCAAGAGGTGTCGGATCTTTAAATAAAACTAACGAAGGATACAGTGTAGTAGGAGAAGATTTTACTCTTGCTACTGCTGCAGATATCGTTGCAGATCCTTCTGCTCCTGATGCTTTCGTAGACGGCATCATGGAAGGAAAGGATTGGATATGGGATGGTGGCATACTTCGTGAGAGGCTTGCAACTAAAACATATAAACAGATCAACACTTTAGTTGATCAAAGAAAACTAGACGAACAGAAACTGAACGTCTTTGAAGATTTCTTAGCAAATCTTTAATTTAT